TGGATCGACGTACGGGGTAACTTGTGCCACCCCGCTTCCATCGAACCATATTGAATTATAGTTGATTGCCTTCATCAAATCTGAGATGATGACATACTTCTCGGTTCCTGGATCCCATTCCTTTGCGACTGGCAGAACAGCTAGACTGGTTGTGACATTCCATGACCAAATGCCGGCCGTACCAGTCAGCAACTCGACAATTGCATCGGTATACTTGGCGCCGGCAGCGACATAGTACCGACTGGCGACCTTGTCATCCTTAAGCACAATGGTCGAATCATAGACATCAATCGCCCTGGTGATGACGGATGAGGAGTCAATGCCTTGCACAGGAGTTGTAAGCAGGAATACGCCCTTGGGCCATTCGATCCAAACTCCATCCGGCATACGCAGACGGAACCAAACCTTGATGCGATCTGACAGATAGATGATCGAGCCATCTTCACGAATGGTCAATTGGCCAGAGCGCTTAATCTCTGCCTCGGCATCGTGCTTTATGCCGCCACCAGTGACGTTGGTTAGCGTTTTCTTGATGGTGCCATTCTTGTCCAGCAACTCGAATCGGAAATCAATCTGCCGCTTGCCGAGCGTCCCGCGCAACGCGGCAAGTACCTGCGCGGTTGTATACCCACCGATGTTCAATGCCAGCATACTCATGCGAGTGCCTCATTGTAGTCGACCCTGCTAAGGGTGAACTGCACATTGTATGATCCCATCTCCACATCCACGATGGAAGCATTGGAGATAGTCGCATACATCTTTCGTCCACGCCCATCGCGGTATAGAACCACAATTCCCTCCTGCGCGAGATACCGCGCGGCGGCCACCATCAAATCAGTATCATTGTCATCGCCCGGACCGGGAATCTGTGTGGTGATCGCTACCGCTTGCGCTTTGCTAGTGCCAAATTCTGTGACGGGATACTCACGCCCGACATAGCTCATTGTAGTCTGCGAAATGGATGCGGTCTCGCTTCTGCCAACGCCACCATATGGAAACTGGACTTCCTCAAATGTCGGGTCGCCCGGAATCGAGAACCACATCCCACGCAGGAATGCACGAATCTCCGCAGTCTCTGACCATGGGCCATAAGTGGGTGTGATACTTACCCCACGAGCGCGATATACATAGTCGACTCCAGAGGCCACAGAACGGTCGGTGTATGTCTGGTTTACGCCGGCAGTACCGATGATTACGAATGCAGCATCAGCTTCGGTGGCGAGCTTCCTGGCAATTTGGTTCGACACAGTCAATGGGTTTTCACCCAATGGCGGCGGGTTGGTGATTCGGATATCAACTGATCCGGGCTGCGCCTGCGCGATAATGGTTGGCTGTGACGGGGTGCTAAATTGCGGATACACCATCCTAACATCCGTGCCAGAAAGCAATCCGCCTGTCCCCCGAACAGCCACTTCAATTCTCTGGTGTAAGTCGCTCGTCAACCCAGTCAATGTAACCGTGGTGGCGGTTGAAGCAACAATTCCCGAGTCATAAAGAGTGACGTTGGTATCATTGTTGATCCGCTTGACTTGGTAGCCAGTCTGGATGATTGCCGGATTGTCATTGATGTATGTCCAGGCGACGATTACCGATGAGACATTCATCGGCAGATTGTCGGCTGCCGGCGCGGTAATGGTTACGTGACCACCAGTGCCTGAGGTGCTGAATGACACATAATCAGACCATGCACCAAGTCCATCCACCGAGTCATTCTGCCGTACGCGGAATTGGTAGGCGGTGTCATTGGATAGCGTGTTAGCCGGCATGGTATATTGGTATTTAACGCCAGCAACCAATACCGCAGTTGTATGGGTGGCAGTAAATACTGTGAGCCCTGTCGACACCCTCTTGATTTCCACCGTCTGCGCAATGGAATAGTCGTTGGGATCCTGGTCACTGAAGTTGAATGTGAACACATGTGCCGCAGTAGCATCGAATGACAGGATGTCATCAACTGTCGGAGCATTTGGTACGTGACTCATTGAGAGGTCACGAATGATAATCAGGTCTACCGGCTGTAGTGCACCATCAATCATGGCCACATCGATCAGGACGCATCTCGGGTCGACTCTCCCGCGCGGGGCCCGCAGGGCCACGATGCGGCTACCGGAAGCGCCCAGGTTGCTAGGGGTCAGCTGGAGGGATGCGTCCAGGATGTTCGTCTCTGGGTCATACGAGACCTTCCGGATGAGCCGTGGGTTCTGCGAATCCACATAGTAAATCCAGAACTTGGCCCGACTAGAGTCCCAAATGATGTCCCATTTCGAATCATCCTGGATCTGCTCGAATGATGGGAAGTTGGTGATGTTGAATGTGGTGAAGTCAAGTAGCCGGAACAATGCGTTGTCAATGACATTTCGCACTTCCATTTGGCCGGCGCAGAACCATGCGTATCGAGTTTCAGAGTTCATCCACGGCGTGCGGATCTTACCATTCGGATCATTCTCGACAACCATCTGCGAGCCGGCAATAACCAATGGCTTAGTTGGGGTCCCATCGACAGCAACCGTAAAACGGACTACGGCTGCCTTGGGCTCAGTCGAGTTGGCCAGACAAGGATGGTAAGTGGCGAATGCGAAATAGCTCTGCGCGGGACTGCCAATCTTTAGCATGTCCATTCCAGAACCAGACGTATTGAATGGCCGCCACACAGCATTCGGCTGAGGAGTTGGATCAAATGTCGATGTCTTCTCATTGAGTACGCTGCCGGCTAGACCCAACAAGAATCCCGCGTTGACTGTGCTTACCGTCTGCTGGCGCCATCCCCATTTACCCGCACGCCGCGATGTCAGAATAACAAGCGTGCCACCTACAGCTCCTGTGGGGTTAGCCAACCACTGACAGGCAACATTGTTGACTCGACCATCCTGGTCACTGGCCGCACCCAATGACCCAACGGCAGTTCCTGTTGCCGTCCAAACATAGTTGCCCAAGTACTTGAATGCAGCGCACAGGAAATACTTAATGTTTCCATAAACTGTGGATCCTGTGCATCCGACCACATATAGGTTGTTGGCATCATCCCGAGTAATGGATATTGACTGAAGTCCGGTGTTGACGCCGAATAGAGTTGTCGAGTCCCCAATGTTACCAATTATGCTAGCTGTGGATGAGGTCTCAGAGATTTTCTGATACCGCATTTCATAGCGGTTTAGTGTCGGGTTGTAGTTGAATACTGCGCTGCCGCCATCGGTTAGCTGCACTGAGCAACTTAATACATGGTTAAGGTTGTGCTTGGTGACAGTCTCTAGTCGCAGGAATGGCTTAAAGCTTTCATGGACAGACCCAGATGCTGCAATAAGATATTGCGCCCATGTATATCCGCCTGACGGGTAATCTGCCAGTTCAGCTTCCATTGCCAACATAAATCCAACGGCAGTAATTGCGGGGTCATTCATCTTGGTCAGATAGTTTGTCAGGAAGCGCTCTGAACCACATTGGTAAAAGTTGAAACTGGTCTGTGCTGAGCGATCACTCAGCATTTGCTCAAAGCGAATGTCTGGCTGATTCGCTACTTGCAGCGGAACCAGGTTAGTCCAAGATGTAGTTAGCGGTGGTGTCCAAGTACGGAACCAACAAAGCATGGTATCGATTTTTGCCCAAGTCGAATGCGTGTAGCTGTATTGCGCACGGCAGAATCGCAATGCAACGCTGACCAATTCCTCATTGGCAGCAATTTTGATGTCCTCAAAGTATTCCCAAACCTCATACAGGCGCATCACATAGGCAGTACCATGCCCGATTCCATCGCCACTATCATCCTCAAAAGTATATGGGACAGATGTCTCATAAGCACCGATGAGCAATAGCTCACCGATGGCGGGATCGTCGCCGGCAATGAAGACATTCGCGCCAGTTCTACACTGATGCTTGAAGTCGGAATCAGTGAGGCTATCCTGAGCCGAACCAAGGTTACCGTCCTCACTATTTCCCAGGATCTCTCGCACACCCATTATGTTGACCTTCCTGCCCGCGCGGTTTGCTGAACCGTATTGAAGAAATCAACGACACCATTCAATTCCGCGACAGTCCGCGCGTCGATTGTCACGTTGATGGGTCCGTGAAGGAATGGATCTGTGGCAAAGCTGGATCCAGTGGGCCGCGCGCTCGGATTCCAGCCCCAGCCCGTGGAGGGATCTGGCGGGGGTGGCGGAGGTGGCGGTGGCGGCGGCGGCGGGGGTGGTATGGTTCCTCCCCCACCTCCATGGTGACCCCATCCGCCAAACATTCCAAAGATGCGACCGATGATTCCGGCAATGCCCTTGAACAATCCACCAGCGTTCTTGGTTACACCCTTGAGCCAACCAGTCATCATTGCTTTACCGACCTTCATAAAGTCCTTTGAAGGCGATGCCGCACTAATGCCACTCATCGCTGCAGCCAGCAAACTCTGGGCTAGCTTTTGAACGGCTGCCTCAAGCGCGGGCCAACCCTTCTGTACGCCAGCGAGAATACCATCGCAAATCGACTGGCCCACACTGGCCCAATCAACAGCCGCAACCGCATCGGTTACGCCCGGACCAATCTCTGTGACCGCATCCACAATCGCCTGAACCCCGGTGGCGACCACACCACTCATATCAACGAATGCCTGTTCCACAGCGCCAGAAGCTCCAGCAAATGCTGCGATAATGGCACCATTGATCGGCTCTGCCATGGCCCCGATAGCATCGGTGACTCCCGTGACGCCAGCAGTCACCGCACCATTGATCAAAACAAATGCGGCATTGACGGCATCTACCGCGCCGGCAAAAGCGGTAGTAAATGCCGGCCCGATGGTCGTTCCCATATTGGTGAATAGCAGAAGCATTGCTGCGATACCAGCAGACACTGCTGCCTCGATCAACACGAATTGAGCGCCGATGACCAAAGGCATTCCGCCAAAGGCAAGAACGAATGCGGCACCAATGGGAACGCTCATTCCATTGAACAGCAGTACCATCGCCGCAATACCGGCCGTGACAGCAGCATTGATCAAGACAAAGGCCGCATCCACCGACGCTGGAGCAGTGGAGAAGGCATTGGTGATAGCCAGACCAATAGCGCCAAATTGTGTTGGCACTGTAGTCACAAATGCAGTCAATGTTGCTTGCATGGCAGCTACAGAGGCATTGGCCGCATCGGCGGCAGCCTTGATGGCATTGAGGTCAGCCGCCGATTGCGTAGGTGCTGGAGCCGCGCCAGCGGATCCACCGCCAAACACACTCTTGATGCTATCAATCATTCCCTTTAGCAGATTGCCCAATTCAGTTTTCTTTGTGGCAATCCAATTCGTAACCGTGAGCCATGCCGCGCCTAGCGTGGTGGTAAACCAAGTGCCTAGCCCAGCGCCAGATCCAGCCGCCGGTGGGCTGCTGAATATGCTAGTTAGTAATGCCCCAATCTTTGTCTTGATATTTGTGAACCATGTGGTTACACTTGTGAATGCAGCATCCAACGTGGTGGTGAACCAATTGCCTAATCCAGAATCAGTACCTGCCGGCGGACTGGAGAATATGCTACCGAGTAGAGCGCCAATCTTTGTCTTGATATTTGTGAACCATGTTGTGACATTAGTCCACGCAGTATCCAGCGTAGTGGTAAACCATTCACCAAGACCACTAGCATCAATTCCTGTCAAGCCTGTGAATATGGTTCCAAGCAATGTGCCCAATTTGCCAGGTAATGTTCCGAACCAAGTTGTGACAGAGGTCCATCCAGCCTCCAGCTGCGCAAGCATCCAGGTGCCAAATCCACCAGTATCCCCACCACCGGCTGCCGGCGCAGCGGCTCCTCCCGCACCACCACCGCTGAATATGCCCTTGATAAGCGCGCCCAGCCTGGCGGGGATTCCCTTGAACCAAGCAATAACCGCATTCCATCCTGCCTCGAAATGGGATACCAGGAATGTGCCGAAACCACCCGTGTCCTGATCCGCACCGGTCGCTGTTCCAGCCGTCCCTGTGCCGCCACTGAAGATTCCATTAATGAGTGCAGCAATCTTCCCTGGAATTGCCTTGAACCAGTTGACAACCGCAGTCCATCCAATTTCAAATTTAGCCGGCAGCCCCTGGAAGAATGCAATGAATGGTGCCGGGTCAGCACCCACCAGTGTGGCAAACGCAATGCCGATCAAAGCCAATAACTTTGGGCCAAGAGTCGTGAACCAAGTATTTACGCCAGCCCAGGCAGCCTCAAGTTTGGCCGGTAATTCATGGAACCAAGTAACAATTGCAGGATCGGCACCAAAGTCATCTTGCGACCCAACGATAATATTATGGAACCAATTCCATACACCAACAAATCCCTTGAGAATTTCACCAAAGTCTTGGATGGAAGGGCCAATGGCAGAGAAAATATCCCTGACCACCACCTTGAATTCGGGGCTCTTCAATACATCTGCAATACTCTGCAATCCCGTGACAACAGCATCAATATCTTCCTTAGGGATGCTCTTGAGCGCATCACCAATTCCCTGCATGGCATCGCCAACTGCAGTGCCCAGGGCACTGAAGTCAACCTTATCCAACAAACTTCCAATGCCATCGACGAATGCCTGGATGCCAGGAGCGGCTGTGGCGAATGTCTCAATTCCACTGCCAACCAACTTGATGACCAAGTCGACACAAGACTTGAGCACACCTTCCAGACCAGTGAATGCCTTTTCCAAAGTGCCAGAGCTGTCGAGCTTAGCAACCATCTTGCCGAATTCGGTTGCAAATTCCTGCACAGTTCCGACTAAGACATCCATCGCAGACTTCATGGATGCGAGTCGCAAGAAGTCGCCAACCAGCGAAGCTATGGATGGGCCTATCTCATCAAGCGCGGTTTTGACGTTACCAAAGATTTGCTTGAGGACACCAAGCTTGTCGGCATTGAGGACTACTCCAGCAACTTCCTTGGCAATGCCCACCAATGAATTGGCGATGCCAACCATTCCAGCCTTGACCTCAGGAAACAGCACCTTGAGGCTCTGGAATACCGGAGTGAGCCCCTTTTCAAATGCAGCAGATACAGCAACCTTCAGCTTGTCGAATTCAGGCTTAAGGGTTTGTGCAGCTTTCTTGATGCCATCCATACCCAGCATTACCGCAGCAATCGGCGCACCGATCAGCGCGATTGCGGCTGGCACTGCCAGGATAGCTGTTGCTACTGCACCCCAGGCTGCATATATGGCTCCGCCGGCAAGAGCTATGCCACTGGCAATTCCCTCAAATTTGATGAACATTCCTGCGGATTTAGCCAGCAGCTCTGGAATACTGGAAATGCCGCCAGCCATCTTTCCGACACTTTCACCAATAGCGCCGAATGCACCGACTCCAGCCTCAGCTATGCCAGTGAATGCCCTGGCACCAACGCTAGTGACAGAAGAAAACACGCTAGCAAATAGCGATTGAATGGCCTGGCCGGCCACCCGCATCCCCTGTAGCATCAGATTACGGTCAACATCCACATTCATGTGAATGGTTTGACCGCTTTGGCGTGTGCGGAATATTCCTAGTTGTACTGCCGCGCCTGCAGTATCTACATCTATTGGTACATTAACCGGGCCGGCATTCTTGCCGACTGCTTTTATCTTGGCTTCTGCCAGCTTAGTGTCGGCATCGACATCGACGGTTACCTTGGTCTTGCCAAAGATGCCACTCTTAAGTCCAGCGCCTAGCGCATTGAATTTCTTTTTGAGATCATCAAGCGATTTGCCGGTAGCATCGGAATCGGTCTGGAGTCCTTCCAGATCTTTCCGCGCGGTGGCGAATCCACTCTTATCATAGTCGACTTTAATCGTGCCGTGAGCGGTTCCCAAATCGTAATTCGGCACGACTTCCTCCCTTGCCTAGCTACTGCGGCTAGCCATTGGGTCCTTAAACCTAGGCTGACCCTTCACTGCGCCTATCTTCCATCTATTGAATACCATTTGCGTTTTGCCCTGACGCTGCATCTCACTCTTGGCATTCCTGGTATTGATGTCAATATCATAATCAATCGCTGCGCCAAAATAGAATACCGCGCGGTCCAGCAAGTATGCATACAGGCGATTGCTTATGCCCATAAGCACACTTGGCCTTGTGTTGTATGCCTCACTCATCCGCCACGTCTCCCACAGTCTTGTCGGATTCGTCACGAAACGAGGCAAGGGAACCAATGTCCCCAAAACTGGTCTGGAATAGCGCCATGCGATCATTCAGCGGGATGGTGTCTGTGTAGACAATGCCGGATTCACGCTCATCGTGTCCCAACATATGCTCTTCACCATCTTCATCCTTACGCACCGGGCGTTGGATTTGTGGCTGCACAACAATCTCGCATACCGCGCGGTTTACTGTGTCAATCAATGGGATGATTTGATCGACAGTGAACCCGCCGAAAATGCCAGCATCTGCAGAGGTCTTTGTACTTTCAGCTTCCGCTAGTGCGGCTGCCTCAGCTTTGGTGGGGCGCTTCTTTTGGTGGTCCATCGGACGCTTGCCTTGCGCAGGACCAATGACATTGAGCGCCACCGAATTGGTGAGAACATCCAATTGGTCAAGAATTCCCTCAGCGGCCAGAGTCTCAATTGAGATCATTCTGATCTGGCATACCTGGCCGCTTGGAGTGGTGAAATCTTTAAGGGCTTCACCAGAGCCCCATGAAGTGGGAGCATACGTAGAAACATTAGCAGGCGTTGCCATCACTGTGGTCCTTTGCCTTTTGTTGTTTTGTGGATACTACGGTGTTACAGGGTTTGCCGTGGGAACTAGCGTGACAGGAACTGCAGTTTCATTCTGCACGAAGTCATACAGAACGTCATCGACATCATCCAAGAGCGGTAGCGCATTGCCCTTGCACGCGGTGAGGAAAAACTCTCCCTCATTCATTTCGCCTTCCAGGGTGTCAGTCACACGGCACCGGTACAGGATGCAATGAATGTCACCGCCAGAATCGGAAATGGCCTGACCCTCGACTCGGAACCACGGACGCGCATTCTGTCCGCGCTTGCGAAGTGTGATGGACCTATCCGGAGTGGCTCCCTCTTCCAGAACCTCACCACCGGACATAATGGCCCAGGCTTCCAGCGAAATGCCGCCAGATTCCAACTCGAATTCAACAGTGGCACCCTTACCACGCATCGAGATTGTGCGGTCATCACCCTTCAGCTCTTCAAAGTCCTCAGCCTCAGAGAATGATAGGGTGCGCGCGTAGGGCAGATCCACAGACGCTGCAGCCAGGTCAGTGCCAGACGCATCGTCATAGGCGGTGAGTTTGATGTCTCGCATTCCATACGGCAATGCCGTAGGAAGTGGAGCTGTCATTTCTTTCTCCTTGGTTCCTTGAACCGGAGTGTATCAACCATCTTTCCAGTTCGTGTGTTGAATCTATGGATCACTACGATTCTGCCGGAGACTGAGCCACAGAGTCCCGACCTGCATTTCACCTCCACTATGTCTTCTTCCACATATAGCACCCCATATAGAATGCCATTTGGACACCGCAACTCAACTAAGAGTTGTGGAGATTGATGAACCCGTTGTCGGTCTCCAGGTAATCTTTCGCTGCTTTCTTGAGAGCGGATGCCGGAATGGTGAAGTTGTTCTTTCGGTTCCATTCCACTGTGTCCTGATTCTTGACGCCAATTTGCTCCCAGGTATCTTTCGAGATAATGCGTCGGGTTGCAACACCAATGTAGCTGATCACATCGCCAACAGGTGCCTTATCCTCTACGCTAGCACCATTGTTGTCGGGATTGTCACCACCCTCAATGAAGATGGTGTCTTCATCAGTCCCGCTGGTTGTCGCCTCTTCACCAGCGGTGCTTCCCTTACTCTTAGTGACCATTGTCAGGCTCCTTTCTCGCACCTATTCTATCTTGATAGGACCTGGAATGCGGCATTCTTAACCGATGTTCCATGCACGTCATCGACAAAATCTGCACTCATTCCATTGGAGCGCGCAGAGGTAAGTATGCCATCTACACCGGCCACTTGGTGATGCCCCACAAGAATTTCCCTGACTCGCTTGAGGATGGCCTCATGACCCATGAAATCAATGCATTCCTCTTTATTGCGATGGCACCAAATAGTCAGCACTTCCGGCCCATGATCTGCAATTTCATGTACCTTCTCTTCCCATTTAAGGATGAGGAAGTATCCGTTTCGCGGCGCCACATCCATCGCGTGCGTGGCCCAGATACGCGACGCATTGATACCCAAACCATTGAGGGACACATCATTCGCCAATAGCGAGAATACTGCTGCTCGACAGCTCATTTTATTCGATCCCACATTCCATCTATCATCTTTTGCAGCTCTGCGGATGCCATCCTAAGTGATGGCAAGATGATTTGATATCTACCGTGGTTTGCAATCTCTAGCCAGATACCATAAGCAACAGCGTGCGCCAAGACCAGCCCAAAATTGTCACCTTGCGAGATGTCTTTGCAAATAAGTCCTGAGCGTGCCGCGCTTGTTCTGTCAGTCCATGGTGCATTCATTTTCATCTGACCTGTGGTGATAGAAGCCTGCCGGCCAAATATGGCCTTTAGAGCGCGCGGGGTGGTGGCCTCCAGCTTGTCAAGCCGAATAATCATATCTCTGGTATCAATAAAGTGGGGCATCAGGATGCCTCCCATACGATGCCACATTCGCTCTGGTGGCATATCCATCGGCAGGCAAGATGGAGGTGACTTCCCATTCCTCGCCGGCAGAGTCGGTCCAATGGTCGCCAATCTCAATCAATGCATCGACCAACCCGAACAGGATGAAATCGTGCCTGCGCTCAGATGAATCATCGGTATGTAGCTCTACAGCCGCGCCGGCAGTGGCGGCCGAAACAAGAATGAGTTTGAATACCTGCGGCGGTCGGGCCTGCCCGTCCGCCATAGTAATTCCCCCACCCGCAGTAACGGTCCTGACACGCGGTATTAGCGTCACAGTGCTGGGATCAGAGTCTATGAATGTCTGCGTTATGATCTGTTGGACATATCTTTCTTCATCAACTGAACCTGCAGGAATGGGATTTGTCATCACGCTCGCCCAATATCCCACGAGCGAATGAATCGCCCTTGGTCCGTATTGGTATCTTCCTCGCCTTGCGCCTCTTCCAAGTCGGCAGCCTTACCATACATGTTGGCAAGTGCAATCATTCTCGGAAACACAGCATCCATCCCGCGCGAGCTTCCTGATTCAGACACGTTGACCAAATACAACACTTGTGCCGCGCGCTTGCGATAGTATGATTCTGCAATGCGATTGAGGCTCTTGCCGGCTGCCAGCAATTTCTTGACCTGCTGTAGGCCATATCCATGCGCATCAGCGTCATCTTCTAGCAGCGCCATAACGTCTTCAGCGGTAACGGCCATGGTTCTATCCTACTCCTCAAGCTGCCTTACACACGATCAGTTCCCGTTCCTTTGGGGCCCAAAGTCCAGACCGACGCCTTGCCAATTCATCATCATTGTGCATAGGGCCAAAGAATTGCATCATATCTCCGCCATTGTCTGGCGTTTCCAAATCCCTAATCCGGATGAACATCACTGCGCCGCGCTGCTTGATGCCCTTCACCGTGGTCCCTGTCATAGTTGGGTTGCCAGAGCTAGGGCCGGTACTCGTAAGCCTGCCCAAGATCACCCCACCTAGGGCATTCCCCAAGTTAGTGTTTGGCTCTGCAAGCTCAGTCGCCGCAGCGTTCGTTACGCCAGGGATGGTAAGAGTTTCAGAAGTCCAGTTAAGGCCATCTGAAGCATTCGAGGGGCTACAAAAAATTCCCAAGAAACAATCGCCATTGTCAACATCAGGATTAGTAGTTCCAGATGCTGTCCAACTTCCGCCATCTGTTCCAGCTGTAGATCTGGCACCTGTGGAGATGCCATAGTCCCAAAGATCCAGAGTCTTGGTCAGTCTCGCGGAATACCCCCACATCACATTCATCGTAGAGCCAACAAATGTATAGGTGGAAGGTTCGCCACCCACGATGTCACGAGTAAATGCATAAAGGCTTGTATTCCCATCGTCGGGTGCAATTGTTCCTGACCAACCACCTTGCCTAAGAATGCTTCCTTGAAGGACCAGTCCTGAAGGAGTTGCAACCGTCCCGCCCGAGGAGTTTGATGTGCCTTTACAACCTATAACAAATAAATTGACATCTCCAGCAACCACACCAGATGTCTTTGACACTACGCAGGAGGTTGTGCCATAAGCAGGAGTTGTAGCAGTAGGCAATGCAACACTCATTAGATTAACTCAGCAGACGCTAAAATCCAAGTACCTTTTAGGGCAGAGTACCGAACGCCAAACATAGCCATGCTACCGGATGGCACAGACAGAGTACGTGACAGAGGGCCACCGCTAGATGGTAATGCCACGCCAGCCGCCACTCCAAGAATGCGTGTGGTTCCTCCCGAAACAAGAGCCTCAATGATCATCATTCGACCATCCGGCGTTCCAGTCGGCGTGAAAGTAACCGCCGCAGTACAGGTGAATGTGATATCGCCAGCGACCGTACCATCAACGTTCTGGTTGCTGGATACTGAGCCACCCGCGCGGTTAGCATAGGGAACAGCAGCCGCATTGCTAAGGGCCCCAATGGTTGCTAAAACAGCAGCCGCGTCAGCGTCATCAAGAATGGTCTTGGCAAATGTCGATACACCGAGAGTTGTAAG